GTCTGCGAGGAACAAGCAGAATTTTGTGGTCACTCACGCAAATAATGGTCAGACAGATCGCAATTTTATGTATGTGGTAATTGGATGAAGTTTGTGCCTGTTCCAGTGGAAAAGCTGGACGAAATGTGGTCTGAAATATCTGTTGAGCTTCAAAAGCCGATAGAGATAACACCAAATAAAGTAGATTTAGATTCGGTACTAGATCACGCCAAAAAAGGTGTTTATTTGATCTGGACTGTTCTGGAAGGTGAAAAGGTTGTGTCAGTAGTCACAACCAGAATTATTGATTACCCAAGAGGAAAATCAATGGCTATGGATTTTGTTGGTGGCACTAGAATGAAAGAGTGGTTGCCAATGGTGATGAAGGTTTTAGACGATCACGCAAAGCATAACAAAGTAAAATTTTTAGAAGCCTATGGTCGTGAGGCTTGGCTAAGATATTTAGCAAAATACGGCTGGAATAAAGCATATACAACATTTCACAAGGATTTAGATTATGGGTAAAGGAAGTGGTGGTGGAGTTGAGACTGTAAGGACAGAACAAGTCGTACCTAAATATATTCAGGATCAGACTAAAGAAACTTTTAATATAATCGATGCGTTTAAACCTACAGCTTATAAAGGCGACAGGGTTGCTGGGCTTACTCCTAACCAGATTTTAGCTAATGAAGCTATAGGTGGTTTAGCATTAAACAATCCTCTCATGGGGGCGGCAACACAAGGATTGGGAGATATAATCTCAGGTCAGTTTAACGTATCTGATCCATTACAGACACAGATAAACTCTAATATTGCAAACGCTGTGAATGATGCTTCATCTCTCTATTCAAGAGGAGGCAGACTTGGCTCAGGTGCTTTTGGTGATGCGCTTGGAGAAGGAATTACAAATGCAAGTGCGCCATTTCTAGCACAGGCATTGGAAAATGATGCGGCTCGTAAGATGAGTGCTATCGGTGCAGTTCCACAGATGCTTCAGGGTGAATTAGGCTTATTGGGAGCTTTGGGCAATGTAGGAGGTATGGAGCAAGCATTAAATCAGGCTAACTTAGATGCTGGCGCGGCGAAGTTTGGAGAAGGTCTTGCTGGTCAACAGCAACAGATTAACAATTTATTGGCGGCTATTGGTCAAGCTCCAAATCTTAGCGGCTCATTGCAGACTAAAACTGGTGGAGGAACACCGCAATTAAATAAAGGTTTAGGAGGGGCATTGGCTGGCGCAAGTTTGGCAAGCTACCTTCCATCCTCTCTTGCGCCTACTGGAATGTTAAGCAGTCTTGGATTAGGCGGTATGGGCGCTTTAATGGGCGGTGGACTTGGATTATTGGGGTTAATATAATGGCTGGTTTATTAGATAATTTTAACGACAAAATTAGTGGTTTAAGTGAGCCAGCAAGATTAGGCTTACTTTCTACAGGATTAAGCCTTTTAGAAGGACAGCCTATAGCGCAGTCTATCAATACAGGGCTTGGTACATACGCTGGTATAAAGCCTAAAAATAAATTTCGTATTATGTCACCAGATGAACTTCCTGAAAGTTTAAGAAATACAGGTGTTCTGTATCAGAAAAATGAAGAAACAGGTCAAATTACTGCTGTGAGTGGTAGCAGTAATAATTTGGCAAGTATCTTGGCTATGACTAATCCTAATCTTTTTAATCAAACAAGCAGTTCTACAGAACAGTCAGTTAATGAGGATGGTGGAAATGAATCAAGTTTGACAAAAGGTTATGATTTGCCTGAAGGTTGGACAACAGCAATTAATAGAAAAGACCTTAGTAAGACCTTTATAGTTAATCCTGAGGGTAAGATACATTCTGTAGTTCCAAGTGTTGGAACTGATAAATATCTTGAAAGGGAAAAAACTAAAAGCCAAACTCAACTAAAATTTAATAGCCTTGTTGATAAGAAAAATATGATGGTTCAAAAGGTTAATGAGGCAATTAATCTTATTGATAACGCGAGTTTATATAGTCCTGTTGCTGGATTTTTTGGTAGCAAAGCAAAAATTCTTGAGGGAACTGACGCTTACACAATGCAGTCAACCTTAAAATTCATCTTATCTAATCTAGGCTTATCTGAACTTATATCGTTAAAAGAACAGGGCGGTACTATGGGCGCTTTGAATGAGAAAGAATTTGCGGCATTAGAACAGGCTACCACTAACCTAGATCAAGGTTTAAAGCCTGAAGAGTTAAGAAAAAACCTTTTAGAAGTTTCTGAAATTTTAACTAAGCAAAGTGGTAAAGCTAGAGAGGCGTTACTACAAGATTATCCAGAATTAACTAAAATTTATGCAGAGCAAAGCTCTAATGAAGAGAATGGCCGTTTTGTTACTATTCCAAATCCTGAAACCATTACTAGGGCAGAATTAAACCAACTTATTGGTGGCGATTTTTCAAAGGTAAATAATGAAGATTGGGAAATACTTCGTGGAAGAATTGAAAGCGGAGACCTATAGTAATGATGAACAGAGAGGAAGCGACTAACTGGATTAGGAGTCAGTTTTTTAAGGAAGCTACTGGCACAATAAACGAAAGTCGTGATTTAGTTCGTACCGCCGTTGGTCAGGGCTTTATGTATGGGTTTGGAGATGAGGCAGAGGCTTATGCTAGGTCTGTTTTAGGAGATAAAACTTATGAAGAAAATATAGACCAAATTCGTAAGGAAATCGCTTTTTTTAGAGAGAGAAATCCAAGAACAGCTATTAGTTCTGAAATTATTGGGTCTCTTCCCACAAGTTACTACGCCGCAGTAAAGTTAGGAAAATATGGAATTAAATCACCAGCGCTTATTGCTGGTATTGAAGGATTTGTTTATGGAGCTGGTACTGGTGAAGATGCTGGAGATAGAGTAAGTAACGCATTTTTAGGTACATTGTTATCTAGCGGCATCACAAAGTTTTTTGGAGTTTTATCCAGAACTCCAGACGCTAAAAAATTAATGGACGAAGGTATCGACCTAACTATTGGTCAACAGCTTGGTGGCGCGACCAAAAAACTTGAGGACATTTCTGCTGGTTTGCCATTTTCTGGGCAAGCTGTAATTAATCAACAATCAAGGGGTTTAGAACAATTTAATAAACTTATGCTTAATAAAGCTCTACAGCCAATTTCTCGTAGAGTTGATGATAGTGCGAGTATGTTTGATGCTCACGCAGAGGCGCAGAAATATATAAATAATGCTTATGAAGCCGCAGTTCCAAACCTTTCTATTGATGATGCCCCAAGACTTATAGCAGACATTGATGAGTTAGTTGATGATTTTGCCTTGCCAGAGAATATACATAAGCAAGTTCAGAAATATGTTAAGCAGATAATAAAAAGTAGGGTCACCTCAGGCGGTACTCTCTCAGGAGAATCTATTAAAAAGATCGAGGCTGATCTTGGTGCAATATCAAGGAGTTTGCTTGGTGGGAAAGTTTCAACTCAAAGGGAAGTAGGAAACGCACTTTTTGAAGTACAGACGCAATTAAGAAATGAGTTAATGGCTCAAAATCCAAATAAATCAAAACTTCTTCAGGACGCTAATAGAGCGTTTAAAAATCTATTACCAGTTACTAAGGCTATAAACAGTGGCCTCTTAAACGAAGGAAATTTTACGGCTGGGCAACTTCTTAATGCTATTAAATCTACTGATAGCTCAGTGAGGCGAAAAATGACTGCAAGCGGTCAGGGAGAGTTGTTAGATTTAGCCTTAGCCGCGCAAAACACTATGGGGAAAAATATGCCTACCTCTGGTACAACTGAAAGGCTTTTAGGAGCTGGTGCTTTATTAGGGCAAGGTTATTATGTAGACCCAGCAACTATGCTCTTAGCCCCAGCAATTCAGCGTTCCATATATTCTGATTTTGGTCAGAGATTGGGAACAGGTTTGCTAAACACGACTAAAAATCTTGGCTTAATTGCGCCATCTATTGGCGCTCAGTCAAGCCCAGAAGAAGGACTTCTCGGAAACACTTTACCTTTTTATCGATGAGGGAATAAATGACAAAAGCAAACGTAACTCAATACAGCTCAACGGCTGGCTCTAATACTGACATAAATGACATTGATATTGGTGAGGGATGTAGCCCAGCCACCATTAATAATGCAATTAGGGAATTGATGAGCCACCTTAAAAATGTGGATACTGGTGCTACCACCCTCACCTCTCCAGCTTCAACAACTCAGACAATTACAACTCTGAAAACTGCGACTGTTCAATATACGGACGGAGATGCCGCATTTACGATTAGTGATGGAGGGGCGGTCACTATTCCGAATCTTGTCGCAACTACAGCAGATGTAAATGGCGGCTCTATTGATGGAGCAACTTTAGGTACGAACTCTGCAATAACTCAGGCGGTAATTGATAACGTCAATATTAATGGCGCAACTATTGGTCATACCTCAGACACAGACCTGATGACATTGGCAAGCGGTTTGCTCACTGTTGCTGGCGAAGTTTCAATGACAACTTTGGATCTCGGCGGCACAAATGTGACTGCTACTGCTTCAGAGCTTAACATTATGGATGGCGTTACCGCGTCAACTTCCGAGCTTAATATTATGGATGGGGTAACGGCTACTGCTTCAGAACTTAACATCATGGATGGTGTGACAGCGACAACTGCTGAATTGAACATTTTAGATGGGGTCACTTCCACTGCTTCCGAGTTAAACATTTTAGACGGAGTAACCTCTACTGCCGCAGAGCTTAACATTTTAGATGGAGTAACGGCTACTGCTTCCGAGTTGAACATTATGGATGGGGTTACCTCCTCAACTGCTGAATTAAACATTCTAGATGGGGTTACTTCTACTGCTTCAGAACTAAACATTCTAGATGGGGTTACATCTACTGCCGCAGAGCTTAATATCTTAGATGGGGTGACTTCCACTACGGCTGAATTGAATAAGCTGGATGGCGTTCTTTCAACTACCACAGAATTAAATATTACGGATGGTGATACTTCTGTTGGCACAACGGCTGTGGCTGGTGGTGATGGAATAGTCACAAATGACAATGGAACAATGCGGCATACAAGTGTTGATACGTTTGATACCTATTTAGCTGGTACGTCCAAAACGCTTACAAATAAAACACTGACATCTCCAGTATTGAACACAGGGGTCTCAGGTTCAGCCATACTTGATGAAGATAATATGGCTTCAGATAGTGCAACGAAATTAGCGACCCAACAATCAATTAAGGCTTATGTTGATGCCAGTAGTGCTGGAAATTTAAGTACAGGAATTTCTTCAGGTAATGTTCCAGTATTTACAAGCGGTGTAGCCGATGATGATTTTCTTAAAATTTCTGGTACGTCCGTTGAGGGGCGTAGCTCATCCGAAGTATTATCGGACATTGGTGGTCAGGCAAGTCTAACCTTTGGAATTAGCAATACTAATGCAGTTAAAATAGATAGTGCCAGTGCTGCATCAGGAGAATACGCAAGGCTAACATCTAGCGGAATAGAGAGCAGAAGTACAGCCGAAGTATTAAGCGATATTGGAGGCCAAGCCTCTTTAACTTTTGGAATAAGTAACACCAATGCAGTGAAGGTTGACAGTGCAAGCGCGGCATCAGGAGAATATGCCAGATTTACTTCAAGTGGACTAGAAAGCAGAAATACCGCTGAACTAGCTAGTGATATTGGCGCGGCAACAACCGATGAGGCTACGGCTTTAGCACTCGCCCTTTCGTAATACAAAATACAGGAGTAAAAAATGGCAAATACCTTTAAGGTCGCTACCAAGTCTGGAGTGACCAGTAGTGACGTAATTTACAGCGTGGGTAGTTCCACCACTACTGTGGTCATAGGTCTGGTTCTTGGTAATACTACAGGCAGTCAAGTAACTGCAACAGTGAGCTTGGTGAGCGATACTGCAAATAGAACTAATGCAAATGATGAGGCTAATCAGACTGTAGAATTGATTACTAGCGCGCCAATTCCTAGTGGAAGTTCATTGAGTCCGTTGGATGGTAAGATAGTTATGGAAACTACTGACAACATTACTGTCTCAGCAACAGGCGCAGTAGACGTAATTCTAAGCATTATGGAGATCACCTAATGGCAGGATATATAGGTTCAAAAGCTGTTCTACTTAGCACAACTGCGGCAGAGGTTAGTGGTGATGCTGACATTGGTGGTAGTTTATTAGTTGATACGATAAAAGCAGACAATGGTACTACTGCATTAACTATTGATAGTAGTGGGAATGTAACTTCGCCTGTAAGCATTGGTAGTGCAGGAAGTGTAATCCAAACAGTAAGCACTACTTCTAGTACCGCAGTAACAGTGGGAGGAGGAGCCAATGGGACTTGGACTAATGTAAACCCAACCATAGATATTACTCCTAAGTTTGCTAGTAGTAAGATATTAATAATCCATTCTGGGTCAATGATGTCTTATGCCCAAGGTCAATCTATTCAAATGCGACTTATTCGTGGTAATTCTTCAATAGCTCACTATGGACGGATGTATACCGACCTTCCAAATAGTGATTGGCAGAGTTGGGCTATGACTTGGCCTTATATGGATAGTCCAAATTCCACGAGTTCAGTTGGCTATCAGTGCCAAATTTGGATGGAGCAGTCTACTGGTGAATTGAGACATAATGCAACTGTATCTAATACAGTAACTGCCGCTATGATTGCAATGGAGATAAAACAATGACAGATGTAATCACATCTCTAAGAGAGCTAGGTATAAAAGAATGGGTTCTTAGAGGAGAAGGAGAGCCAACAACAGAAGCTGAATTTAATGCTATGTTCCGTAAAGTTATTGGGAAAACTTCTAATGATACTGCAATAGAAAGTGATAAGACTTCCGACTTTGGTGTGACTTGGAAGCAAGTTAGTGATAAGATGAAAGCCTTAAAAGATGCAGAACCAATGAGACTTCTAAGGGCAGAGCGAGATAGACTTTTGGCTGAATGTGATTGGTGGGCAAGTTCAGACCTTACAATAACTACAGCTCAGAAGAAATACAGACAAGACCTCAGAGATATAACTAAGTCAGCTACATCTTTGGATGATGTAACTTGGCCCTCAAAACCATAGGAGAATAACATGGCAGGTTATCTAGGAAACATACCCACCCCACAAGCAACACAGACTAGAGATACATTTACTGCTACTGCTTCTCAGACTTCCTTTGCTACGAGTGGGTATACTGTAGGTATGCTTGACGTATATCTGAATGGGGTCAAATTATCTGCGGCAGATATAACGGCAACGAATGGCTCTGATGTGGTTCTTGCTAGTGGTGCTAGTACTGGGGATATTGTAGAGGTTGTGAGCTTCTCAACATTTGATAGTGCGTCTGGTGCTTTTAGTGTTGATTTAAAATCTGATAAACTTCTTAACAAAAGTGGTGACCAAGATAGTGGCATTGACCTCTCAACCAATGATGTTGTGAAGGTAAACATTGCAGGGTCGGAGAAGGCTAGGTGGGATTCTTCTGGCAACTTACTGGTAGGCACTACGGCAACAGGCTCAGGCGCACTTGGTTTTAGGTGGAGGTCAGACTTGAGTGCTATTTCATCTGTGGCTGATGGTGGAATAGCTGGTTACTTTGGTAGACGTAGTAGTGACGGAGAAATTTTAAGATTTAGGAAAGATGATGCAACTTCAGGGAGTATTGGAACTGCTGAAAGTTCTCTTTATATAGGGGGTAGTGGTAATGGTTCAATTTACTTTAATGGTGTAACGGATGTTCGCCCTTGGAATAAGTCATCTCAAGCAAATCTTGATGACACTCTGGACCTTGGTTCTTCTTCGGCACGTTGGGATGATGTATACGCAACCAACGGCACAATCCAAACATCTGATGAAAATGAGAAACAAAACATATCTTCTTTTACAAGTGCAGAGATTACTGCGGCTACAGCTATTAGTAAGTTATTCAAAACATTTAAGTGGAAAAGCAAAGTAGCTAAAAAGGGTAATGATGCCAGAACACATAGTGGTGTGGTTGCACAACAAGTACAAACTGCAATGTCAGATGCAGGGCTAGACGCAAGCAAGTACGCTTTCTGGTGTTCTAATACTTGGTGGGAAAAAGATGTTGAAGTTGCGGCTGTTGAGGCAGACGAAGAAAAAGGTATAGAAGCAAAAGACGCTTACACACGCACTGATACCTATGACACAAAAGACGAAGCACCAAAGGGTGCAACAGAGCGTACACGAATGGGTGTTAGATACCCAGAGTTACTAGCGTTTATTGGTGCGGCTACAGAGCAAAGGCTAACAAGTATAGAAGCACGACTAACAGCATTGGAGGATAAGTAAATGACCAAAGCCAGAGAATTAGCTGACCTCATAGCCAATGTGAACAATGGTAGCTCGTTAGGGTCAAAGAACCTTATCATAAATGGAAATTGTAGCGTTGCACAGAGAGGTGACCAAACTGGTCTTTCTAACGCATATTGTGGTGTTGATAGATACACATTTATTACAAATAGTTCTGCTCGTGTTACTGGTAAACAGAATGGTTCTAGTGTTGAAAATGGTTTTGCAAACGCACTTCATCTTGATGTAACTACGGCAGATGCTTCGGCAGGGAGTTCGGATTATGCTTATGTAAGACAATATATAGAAGGTCAAAATCTTCAACATCTTAAATGGGGAACTTCCTCTGCTAAACCTTTAACTTTATCTTTTTATGTAAAGTCACCAAAAACAGGAACTCATTGGGTTGAAATATACTCGTATGATGCGGCTAAATTTAAGTCAGCTTCATATACAGTAAATTCTGCTGATACATGGGAAAAGAAAACATTGTCTTTTTCTGGTGAAACTGGAACTGCGATTGCAGATGATAATACTTCAGGGATATTAGTTGGTTGGTGGCTAATGGCAGGAACAACATATACGAGTGGCACACATGGTGGAGATGTTTGGCATACTACGCATGCAAATAGAGTTCCAAATCAAGTAAATACTATGGACAATACAAGCAACAATTTTTACCTAACAGGAGTGCAACTTGAGATTGGCGAAAAGGTTACGGCATTTGAGCATGAACCATATGAGACTACACTTAGAAAAGCAAGTAGGTACTATACAGAGATTTCTAGAGCCGATAACAACACAGCACACCTAGTAGGTTATGTTCAAACTTCAGCCGTTGCAAGATATAGCTTTCATGTACCTATGCGAACTGCACCATCAATTACTGAAACAAATTTTGGTGTAATGTACGCATCTGGGTCAGAAGAAGCAATAACCTCTGTAGACGATATAACTCAAGATGAGCAATTTGTGTCCTTTAGAGCCAATGTAAGCGCAAACTTAACCGCAGGGCAAGCTGTAGTATTATATTCTAATGGTGCGGCTACATTAACTTTTGATGCAGAATTGTAAGGATAAATATGAATATTACAGAAGCAAAATACACGGCAAAAGACAGTGGTAAAGGTATAAAAATAATTGTAGATGGACATACTATGTATGTACCTATATCAGAAGGCAATCGCCACTATGACGAGATAATGAAACAAGTCAAAGAAGGTACACTTACTATAAAAGAGGCGGATTGATGAGTAAGCCTACTTTAACCTCTGTCACAGAGCAAATTCACTCTATTGATACACGCACACATAGGCTCGAAACTGAAACCAGTATTCAGTTTAAGGACATTTATAATCGTTTTCGGCGCATTGAAACTATCCTTATTTCTTCTGCTGGTGCTACTCTTCTTTTACTCATAAGTATTATCTTCCAACTCTAAAATTCCGAGAAAATTATGTTTGATCCGATTACAGTCGGCACAGCGCTGTCTGTTGCGTCAAGTGCTATGGGTAATTTGCGTAAGTTATTTATGGCTGGTCGTGAACTAGAGTCTATGGGGTCAGACTTATCACGCTGGATGGGTGCTGTCAGTGATATTGATGACGCAGAAAAACGATCCAAAAATCCTTCAATGTTGCGCCAAGTTTTTGATAAGCAAAGCATAGAACAAGCCGCTTTGGAAAGCTGGAACGCAAAAAGAAAAGTTCAGGAAATGGAGGACGAGCTAAAAAATATAATTACATTTCGTTTTGGCACTAAAGCCTACGATGATTTTGTACAGGAAAAAGGACGGATTAGAAAATTAAGAACTAAACAAATTTATGAAGCTAGAGAGAGAAAAGAAAAGATCATTACTTATGTTTCATTATTTGCAGTTCTTATCATTGGTGGCGGTATTCTTGGCCTTATCGCTTACGGCTTGGTCGTACTCGATAGAAGCGCATGAACATTACAGGAGACCCACATTAGATAATGGTGGATACACAATCTGTCGCTTAAAGAAGATTGAGAAAGTTCATGAGTCGTTCAAAGGAAAGAAAACGAGGCAATACTGGTGTCTCTACGAGGGAGCTAACGGATCAGGAGGCATTGAAATTATGGAAAGTATTGATGCCTGTCCTAGACAAATTGTATGCCTCTACGACCCAAAAGACAAAAGAGTTACAATCAAAGACCTGATGAACGCAATGAAGGACGCTTTTAAATGACGCAAAAGACTTTCAAAGGCAAAGCGGCAAAAGAGTTTGCGGCTAAGTTAGATGTAAACGGAGATGAGCAAATAGACGATCTTGAGATTATGGAGAGAAAAATCCGTTTGGAGAACGACAATGCCAAACAGGATCAGCAGCGCTACATGGTTTGGTTTAGCGCCATATCTGTTACAGTCTACATTGCTGTGCTTATGACTGATCTCGTTCCTTTAGATAGGCTGGATCATTTATCTTCAATCGGTTCTACATGGGTCTTGAGTAACATGGGCATTATTGGAGCTTTTATAGCATCAAGTGCTTTTACAAAGAATGGCTAACGTCAACTTTCAATCTATAGCTCTCGGCGTTTATCTATTTATCTGCCTATTTGATTTTGTGCTTGTGCCTGTCTGGTATGGGGTAAATAGACCTGAAATATCTAGTTTTATAGATACGATGAATACAATGGAAAATGCTCAACTTCAGATGGAACTAATGCGAAAAATGACAGACCATCATGACCCATACACTTTGATGGGAGGTGGTTTATTTCATCTATCATTTGGCGCAATTTTAACTGGAAGTGTTTTAAATAGAGGTAAAGATGCTTAAAGATTTAATTAACCCTGTTGCTGGAATACTAGATAAATTCGTAGAGGACAAAGATCAAAAGGCTAAGTTGGCTCACGAAATTGCAACGATGGCAGAAAAGCAAGCTCACCAGTTAGCATTGAGTCAACTTGAAATCTTAAAGTCTGACGCAAAAGGAAATTGGTTTCAGTCATCTTGGAGACCCCTAGCTGGATATATTGCAGTTCTGGGTATGGGTATAAACTTTTTAGTGAGCCCAATTTGTGCTGGATTTGGAGTTACTATTCCACAAGCTGACATGAGCGTTATGATGCCACTCTTATTAGGATTATTGGGAATTGGCGGCATGAGAAGTTTCGACAAATACGCAAAGACTGACACAAAGAAAGGAAAGTAAAATGCCAAAGGTGGGAAAAAAGCATTACTCATACACCCCTAAAGGAATAGCTATGGCTAAAAATGCCGCGAAAAAAAAGGGCGTTAAAGTTAATTATAAGAAGAAAAAGAAATGAAAAAGAATTTTGATAAATGTCTGGAGATGCTTCTTCATCATGAGGGAGGCTTTACGGCTGACAAAAGAGACAAGGGTAACGCTGGCGATGGGCATGGAAATCAAGGCTCAACCATGCTCGGAGTTACATCGAAAGTCTGGGCTGATTGGACAGGAAAGCCAGCTCCAATAGAAGTGATGAGAGCACTTAAAGCTGAAGATGTTGCGCCACTCTATAAAAAGAAATATTGGGATCGATTAAAGTGTGATGACGTAAAAAATTCTGGTTTATCTTGGATGCTAATGGATTTTGGTGTTAATTCGGGAACTGGTCGTGCCGCTAAAACATTGCAGAAAATCGTAGGAGCTGTGCAAGATGGCGCAATCGGTAACAAGACTTTAGATTTGGTTGAAAAGCAAGACCCTAAATATCTGATTGAACAGATGCACAAATTGCGTCAGGAGTTTTATGAAAGTCTCAGAGATTTTGAACATTTCGGTAGAGGGTGGACTAGGCGCAATGATGAGACAAAGCGCCAAGCCCTAGATTTAATTCAGTAGGCGTATTCCCCTACTCTTTCCAGCCACTATATCTATTAGTTTCTGGTCTTTCAACTTGGATAATATCTTACCCATGTTGCCTTCACTTGTATTGCCAAGATGCCGAGCCAACTCACTATGCGTTGGCGCTAGACTATTCTCCTGAATATAGCCTTTAATAAAGTCATAGGCTTTTTTCGTCTGAGGGCTATCGAATACAATACTCATTTTCTTATAATGCTCAGAGAACTCTGACGCACCTTTCTTGCTGGTTTAGCTTGAACGACCTTTTCAGGTTGCGCCTTATAATTTCTCGTAGGCCAAGAAATATCTACAAACCTTTCCCCATCCTCATCATCAAGAAATCCTCTGGTATGATTGCCGAGCTTGTCCATAATCTTTGGCTCAAGCTCTTCCTCAATCCGAGACTTTAGAGTTTTGATTGTGTCCTTTGCATCCACCAGCTCAATCAAAGTTTCAGATAATTCGCTGAGGTTTATTGAAGGTAAATCATCCTCCCCATTCGCATAAGTTTTTGCGCCATCAGAGCTGGTTCTAACAGGATACCAATCGATGTTATTGACCCTCTCATAAAACTCAAGTGCGAGATCAATCAACTTTTGCATCATCTCCTCATCTCTCTTATAGACATAAACGTAATGTGAATAGCCCTGATAGAGAACTGACACAGCCCCCCATTTTGCCCCATGACAGAGCATTTGCATTTGTAGTTGCCAAACACCCATGTACTCTTCAGGTAACTCTCTTGGAGGTATTCTAGTGTTCTTAGCCTCAATCACTCCATCACCTTCAAGAACGATTTCAGATTGACCTTTAGGAAATATGATCTGCATTTCCTCCGAAGGCTTAATCACCGAACTTCCCTCATTGAAAACGATGCTATCTAAAGACACTTCAAACAAATCTTTATACTTGTAGACCTCTCTAACCTCATCTTCATGCACCAGCTCTTTGCCGATAGATTTAGAGATTTTATCTACCGCCCTCTTTATAATTATTGGCTCAACATCATGTGCAATTTGCAAAAATTCACCCTCAGGTTGTGGCGGCTCAGTAGCTCCTTCAACTCCCTGATGGAATAGAATGTAATTCATCAAATCATTTAGAGATTCAAACCGATTTACACCAGCTAAGGTTGCGGCCTTTGATCCAGTAATTAGGGTGTTGCTTGTCAACTTTCCAAAATCTTTTCCCATGATTTTACCCCCAAATCGCAGTGGTAAAAACGAGGAACAAAATGCCGAGTCCTACCATCACTGGTAAGAACAAAATCTCTGACACAATCTCTAGTTTTTGAAGTATTCTAGTCAGTCTGATCTGACTGACTTGGTTAGTTAGGTGGGTTAGGTAGGGTACTGATGTCACATTATATTTATTATGCGATTCAGATTTGATTTTAGAATCGCCACCTTTCTTTAATATGTTATCGTAACTTTTTGAAAACATTACTACTCTCTTTCATTTTTGTCGCCACTTGCCTATTTTTTTGTGTCATTTCCAAGTAGCGTGGTTATTTTTATCAAACCACAATATATAGTGCCTCTTTATTTTGCCCCTCTGTAGTCAAAACTCGGATTCTTAGGCATTAATCTTGGCCTATCTCCATCCTCTTTTAAACTGGTATGGCAATAATAAATTTCACTCCTCATTGCGCCGATCTTATGTACGGAAGATGCGCCAGAAGATTTAATCTGTTTCAAGGCTTCTACCAGATGTCCAAATCTCAGAATAGCCGCGTCTAAATTACGAGCTTCAATCGATGGCACAGTAATTCTCATAGTAGATGTGCCACCACCTCTTCGCGCATAATCTTGCTGATTCTGAAATTTCTTTTTCTGATAATCCAAACTTGAACGGCGCTCATAAAATGGCTTGTTTAAATTCCAAGCCAGCTCGTCCATTCTATTTAGTTTTACCTTGCTTTTTTCTTCCATTATCTTTCCTTACCCATTCCTTTTATCTTCTTTTTAAATGCCTGACCACTATAAGCAGTTTTATTAAAATGATTTACATAAAATGATTTACATAAAATGATTTACATAAAATGATTTTAAATGCTTTTAAGAATTACCCTTATTTTTGGCATTTTCTTCTGCCGTATTTAACTGATCTGCAAACGCTTCCGACTTTTTAGGGTTTGCCTTTAACGCGAGCCACCATTTATGAAAGGAGTTTGTGTCATAATCGTTTAACACCGAGTTCCATCCTTCAGCTCGATAAGGAATATATTTTTTTAGGTAGTCGATTGCAATCCATTCCACTGCCGCAATAGCGGTTTTTTCTGATGCGTCACCTTTGTTGTATACATAGATATAACCCTCTGCCTCGGCCTCGTTTACGATCTTAGTGACTGTTGGGTAGGTTAAGGCGAGCTTAGACACTATATAGCTGATTGCGTAAGATGTGCCAGAAAGTGATCCAATGATTGCGTAATTGAATATCCCTCGATAGTTTGGGCTTTGCATCCAGAATTTTTGGGCTTTAGAGCTATTCATATCCCACTTTATTTGTGCAGATCTTTCCTGAATATAAATGTCGTCTGTGACAAGTGCTTTCCCCATATTTAAAAAACGCTGGTCAATGCCGTTTAGAAAATTTACTTTGTGACTTCCAAAATAAGGAGCTTCAGTTATATATTCATCTTTTGGCTCTTGGTTTATTTTCTTTTTCCCAACCAAATTTGTCATGGGGTATATATTCTTATCTTTTGTCATTTGACCATCTCCCTTTTAAATTTCGGACGCTTGATAACGCCCACTTTGTTTTTCCTGATCGCGTCAGGATATTATTATCTTCAAGCCACTTAGCGATTTCTTCCAATGTCTTATCCTCAAAGTCAGGTAATCCCTCTTTAACAAGACAAAACACAGATTTACTGTAGTCTAGGTCAGGCTTGGCCTTCATTTTTCCCCCTAGAGCCGCCCTTTCTCGATAGAACGACTTAGGACGACCTAAAACCTTTTCGCTCTTTCTCATGCCGTTTTTGGTCTTCTCAGAGTGTCCTTCATATCTGAGGACAACTTGCTCCATTAAAATCTTCAATAATCGTCTGCGGCGGTTAGGTCGGTCTCCCATATCCATATCGATAGCAATGAGATCAACTTTACCAGCTACAAGTGGATTGAGGACTGCCATCTTCTGCATGAACTTGTTGATCTTGGGAGTAACCATTCCGATCCCATGCTCCTTACAAATTGATATTGCGTCCTTCAGTTCGAGCTGCCGCATATCTGCAATCGGACTTTTCTCCCTAGACACAAACTCATCCAAAATCTCAAATTGGTTGATGTCACAGAAAGTCTGAACCATTTCTCGCTCCCCATCCAAGACATCATCGCCCTCGCCTTTTCGTAAGCGGTAGAAGGCTACTTTATCTTCCATCAGTTTTCTCCCTTAGTTACGTTAATTTTAAAATCTTTTAGGTGGCCTTTCAGAGCTGAAAACTGACTACTAATTCTTTGGCATTTTATAAAAAACTGACCCAGCTCTTCCTCAAGCGCTCTCTTCTGTTGGTAAAAAGAAAGTCGCTGAACATATATGCTTCCTTCTCCAATCTCTTCACAGATTTCTCTCTGCTCAAAATTTTCCTCAGAAACATCCAACTCAATTTCCACTTTAATGGTGGCCATTAGTATGTCTCCCTTTTTCTCATTCTCACGATCCCATCTTTAGCCATACGGCTACCTTCTCGTACTTTTTCAAAATAGTGATCCCAATAAAAATTGTCTGGGTCTTTTCTTATTATTTCCATTGAATCTGCAAAGTCTTTACCCTCCTTAACCCAAGTTTCCAATGGCGTGTGGCTTAAAGCATAAATATATACATTTTGTGTTTCAGACCATTCTTCATTAAAATTGTATCGCCAGAAATAATAGCCATCACCTCTGACTAGGTCTAAGTGAGGACACCCAATTGCCTTGAGTATCCTCTTGGTGGTGATGCCTTTGTATCTCTTTTGCTCATGCATCATTCTTCTCCTTACCTTAATTCCACATAATCTAAATCTAATTCATTAATTGCTAAGTCATGCTCAAACAAATCTAGGCAGTCATCACACTTACAACCCAATGGTCTAAGCGGCTCTCTGTGATCGTTGGCATCCTTGCCAAAAAGTTCTGCTATGTGAACATCAAGCAGATGATCATTAATAAAGTTTTGACGCACTTTTAGGTCATTGAAATACTTATTTCTAAGTACCCTATAGATGGCTCTAAAGCCCTCACCATGAGCTTTAAGCATATGCTTCCATCTCTTCCTATCGGCATACCATAAGCTACACTGAATAAAGTGTGCAAGTTCATGTAAGACCTGAAGCAGTACAGTTGTTTGAACATCCCCAGCATCTACATAAAAGCCACCGATCTCAGGGTCTTTGTCAAAGCTATTATATTCTTTGTACCAAACTTTTGGCTTGCCCTCAGCAATGGCATTAATAACATTACAGGATTGCCAGTATTGTAAATTGATTATTATTTTTTTATGATTAGCCCTACTACAGTTATGACCATTGCCATAATCAACATTTTTGACATCTAAAATATCTAATGCTTTTTGCTTGGTGGCTTTTGGCAAAGAATAAACAGTTCCATCAAGTTCAGATAAACATTGAGTGATGACAGATTTTGCAAATGCAACTTGATCGTCAACATTCCACTCGTAAGATTTTTTGAGGAGAAATTTCTTAGTAAGTTTAGCCATTATTCTTCTCCCTATTTTACATTAATAATTGTACGCTGGTGAAGGCATTGCACATTGTAGCCCCCAGCAAATATTGTATTGATTTTGACAATATGCCCATCAATAAGAAAAGTGCCTTCATAGCCATCGCTAGTTTGCTTAAGCTCAAAGTCACCAATTTCGGTAATACCCTTCTTATTAAGAGCCTTAATAATTCTATCGTTACGATGCGAAATTAACTCATCGATATTTTTTCTAATGATCTGCACCAAACCCTTTTCTCCAGCAAGATCAAAATAATTAAGCCACTTCTTGCCGCCAGCAATTTGAACTTTCCTTTGAAATTTAGTTTCAATATGCATTTTCTCTTTACGAGCTTCCTCATCAAATTTTTGCAAGGCTTCCTTACGACCCTTTGCCCACTCTAGCTGACGCTCAAACATAAGAGCGTCAACCTGAGTAAATGCTTTTTGGATTTGCTCTAGCATTATTCTTCTCCCTATATAAATTTTGGTCTATTAATTATTGTCTGGGAAATTCCTTCCCACTCGGTATGGCCTTTCACAGTGGCTTTAAGATTAACTGTGTCACCCTTTTCACCTAAGCAAGCACTTCCGACATATTTGAAAACATTACCATCTGTGGTTTCCAATATTGTGAAAAAAGAAATGCCATAAGTTCCATCAAAAGATTTAATCACTCCTATCTTTGCAATGATGTCGATACGCTCACCAACCTGACCGACATGACGAGATGCGTTACGCTTAATCTCACGCTCTGCCTCTGCCTTAGCTTTCTTGGCATTAATCTCTTCTACATAAGCCATAAAATCAGATCGTCTGTATTCTAGAATTTGCAACCTAATCTTTTCCCTAATGTGACTAGACTGCTTCTTATCAATGTCACCATCAAAGAACCAAAATAAATAACTGACAGGAACTAAACTAATAGGATGATTATAATATTTACCAAAAGGCATAATTCCATGCTCAACTCTAGAAATATTATTTTGATACTCAGGGTCACACTCGCCCCAATTTGTTAGAGGTGCAGAAGCCTCTGGGTCAAAGCTACCTAATACTTTTACAGTATCACCCTCAAAAAAACCATCAGGGTCATGCCCTTCAGCTTTCACATATTCTCTAGCTTTCTCTAAAGCCTTATGAGGATTACGAGCTAGGGTTTTAACGTATGAGAAAATTTCATTATCATCTCTGTCGTATCCAGTGAAGCTACGCAACGTATACATTCCGTTGCCCTGTCCTCTGCAAATTTCAAACTGTGCTTCAATCATTTTTTAACTATCCTTCTAAATCTCTTCTCAATTTCTTCTATACAGATATCACCTATCAATATAGATTACAAGTGCTAAGGCTACCTTTTTACAATTATTTTACAATTATTAGGCAATTATTAGAAATGACAGTTCGACAACAGCAATTATATTTATCAGCAAACGCCTGTAACTACTTGAATAAGCTGGCTAAAACTGATGGAAAGTCGATGTCTAAGTATGTGGACGCGCTCATAATAGAAACATGGAAAAATCGTAAAAAAGACGCGGTAACCTTAGAAAATATATCAAATCACTTAGAAAAAATTTCAAAGGTTATTGGAACATGAAGGGCAATAAAAAGCGTGGATACGTCCTAGAGCATGAGGTTGTAACCTTCTGGAAAAACTTTGGGGCTAACGTCAGAAGGGTCTTTGCTAGTGGTCAATACAAGCACTTAGGAGAGGACTTTGAAGGAGATGTCGAGCTTGAAGGATTAACCATTGAGTGCAAGCGCCGCAAAACTGGATTTAAGGAATTATACAAGTGGCTTCAGGACGCAGACATTTTAGTTGTGCGCTCCGATAGGAATAAAAGGCTCTACGTTTTCTCGGAAGAGCTTTTTTCAGAATTTGCGTCTAAGGGCGCAGATAAATCAGAAACAGAAATAGATAAGGAGAAATAGAAAGATGGAATTAGGACTTACAAACGAAGGTGGTGGCGAATTTATTCGCTTTAAGCCAAGAGATAATGTCTGGGTTCTCGATGGTGAAGAAACCAATTTAAAGGGGTTCATTCTAGACCCAAGTTCCCTAAAAACTGGCTGGGGGCTTATACAAGCTGGAGAAGCTCCAGATTGGCAGTGGGATCAGAACTTAGGCGTAAAAGGTCAAAAGCCTGAGGGCGACTATAAGCGCGGCTTTGCCATTGATGTCTTTGTTAAGGATTTCGGCTGGAGAGAATGGAGTTCAAATGGCTTTGGTGTCAACAAGGGTTTCCAAACTTTGTGGGGTAACCTTCAGGGAGGCATAGCCGAGAATAAAGATAAATGTGTCCAAGTGATTTGTGAAGAGGCAGTGAATGAAAATCTTGGGAAAGGAAGAACTACAAGAATACCTATGTTCAAAATAGGGAATTGGGTGGAATCCCCAAAGATGGCTGAACAGACCACTCAGAAGTCTGAGCCAATTGCTGAAAATATATTTTAGCTGAGGTGCAGTAGGGAGGGGTAATTCCCTCCCTTTTTTTTATGTGGGGCAGAATGTACGAAATTAAAGACATAGCATTAGAGTTATTAGGAGAGCCAAATAAACGGCTCAGTAATAATAACGAACTGCGATTTGGTAGTTATGGCTCAATGTCAATTGATCTCGATAAGAATACATTTTTCGATCATGAGGCAAATGAGGGAGGCGGCGTTGTAGACCTCCTAAAGAGATTTGATAAAGACCCAAAAGATTATTTACCTCCTATGGAGAAAAAAGGCATAGGGAAGCTGGTCGCTCGGTATCCCTACCTGAATGAAAATGGCGAAGAGATTTATGAAGTCTGCCGATTTGAGCCAAAAACATTTAGACCGAGACACAAGAATGGTAATGGGTACATTTATGGGTTGAGTGGCATCACTCCCCTTCCCTACAGATTACAAGATATAATTAAAAACCCCAGCGAACCAATTTGCATTGTGGAAGGGGAAAAAGACGCAGACTTATTAGCAAGTCATGGGTTGGTCGCCACTTGCAATAGTGGTGGAGCTGGCAACTGGAATAAAGCGCTTAATGAATATTTCAGAAAGCGTAATGTTATTATTATACCTGATAATGATGCGGCTGGGTCTAAACACGCCGAAATAGTAATAGGAAATCTTCAGGGGGTAGCCTCAGCTATAAAGCTGGTGAAGTTGCCAGTAGACGAAAAAGAAGATGTCGCCGACTTTATCTCCAAGAACGATATTGGCGACCTTAAGGAAATAATGAAAAGGACAGGCATCCTAAAGACTAAGGTTACTCCTGTATCTCTCTTCTCTAGCTGGGAAGTTGTCAATCCTCTGAGCATCGAGCCAAGAGACTTTATATATAGTAACCACTACATCCGAAAATTTGCGTCTACAACTGTCAGTCAGGGCGGTGTTGGTAAATCCACACTGGTACTCACAGAATGTATAGCCATGTGTACTGGACGCGACCTTTTAGGTGTAGAGCCAAAGTCCACAAGTAAAGTCGTATATTTTAATGCCGAAGACCCAAAAGAAGAAATAGAACGCCGCGTATTATCTGTATGCTCCCATTTCCAAATCCCTCAGGAGGAGCTGGTGGGTCAGCTCTTTATCGCCTCAGGTAGAGATGAGGATATTGTTTTAGCTGAAGGGAATGACGGAATTATTAATGAGGCGGCATTTGAAAAGATAGAGCAGTTTTGTCTCGATCACAGCATAGATGTTTTCGCCGCCGATCCACTGGCAAATATGACCAGTAGCCCAGAGACTAATGAAGTCTTTAAGATGTTAGGAAAGCGCATTTCTCAGCTTGCTGACAAGTGTAATTGTTCAGTCGAAGTTGTACATCACACGAGAAAATTAAATGGGCGTGTCGCTGAGGTGGAAGATGCAAGAGGTGGCTCAAGTCTCGTAGCTTCAGTGAGAGCCGCTAGAAGTCTTAATGCCATGTCTCAGGATGAGGCACTAAAGGCTGGGCTGGACACTCACATTAATCATTTCAGGATTGAGAGTGGAGGTAAGAATAACCTCTCGAAGCCTCTTGAAAAGGCTATGTGGTTTGAAAAGGAAGCCATACAGCTCGATAATGGAGATTGGGTTGCAGTCATTAAGCAGTGGGAATTTCCAGACGCTTTCAGTGGAATTACAAAGACTGACACCAGAAAAGTACAGTTAGCAGTGGACGATACAGACACGCCGTACAAGTACCATCACGCCAGCTCTAATTGGGTTGGGAAAGTTGTGGGCGAAGTCTTGGGTCTCAATGCCAATGACAAGGGCGACAAGTCTCGGATCAATACAATAATCAAGACATGGGTCTCAACAGATGTGCTGACTGTCGATGAGGAACACGATGGGAGAAATGGGCGTGTCGTCAAGGTCGTAAGAGCTGGCTCAAATAATGTGATGGTGGAGAAATGAAAACAGTAGTTCTGATGGTTTTCTATACATTTGGATCAGTCGAGGAATGCAGGGAAGCTAAGGAGATAATTGGAACTCCGAATAAATGCGTTGTGATGCAAGATTTCGTAGTCGATATGCCATTGCCTGACGCTAGGCCAGAGGAGCTTGAGGAATGAACCGAGCAATGAAAATTGTCGGAGTTAGTGACACAAGGCAAAAGGATGATTTTTATGCAACTCCATCTGAGGCAACTTGGAAGTTACTGGATGTAGAGAATTTCGTAGGGAATATCTACGAGCCATGCTGTGGGCAAGGTCATATCTCCAAAGTCCTAGAGGACGCAAAATATAATGTGGAAAGTAGCGATCTGGTG